GTCTTTCTGAACTTTCTTCTTTTAAAATTTCTTTAATTTCTTCTAAAGTAGGATTATATTTATCTAAAACCGGCAGATCCAAATGTTCTCGAACTTGATTATCTTTTATCAATAATCTATTGTCCATAAAAAGTGATCTAGCTCCCTTAGAATTCATAGCTTCTTCTAATTCTCCTAATGGGACTTTTTTCATAGCAATAAAATTAGGGCTTCTTTCCCAAATTCTAGTTTTCCCGTCTTGTAAAACATACCCCGTATTACAAGTATTATCATTAAAAACCTCAATTAAAGTTTTTTCATTTAATTCTTTCATTTCTTTTTCCTCCTTTTATTCTTTTAAAAGAGCGCTATTGAAGCGCTCCCTACTTTATTTTATTTATACAAGTCCTGTGTTTTGGTAAATTCCATAGTGATTAGTATTCATTATTGCAATACCCATCTTTTTGTAAGTTTGAATTTCAGTACTCCAATCTTCACGTTCCATTTCTCTTACCTTAGTAGCTCCTTCAAGACCTACTAATACTGGATTATCTGCATTAGCTCCAGATGGCATAATGTAAGCAAATCTAGGATCAATTACAGTTTCTGTATTAGTCTCATCTACAAAAGATTGAGGAATTACAACTACTGCTGCTCCTTTATACTTACCAATATATCCTTGATTTCTCATATCTTCTTTATCTGCATCTGCAATAAAGCTAGCTGAAGGTTGAATGGTATGAGCAAACTCAGGAGTACAGAAAATTGTTGCTGTTCCGTAAATCTTAACAGTTGATAATACCTTATCAAATTCAACTTCGCTAAACCCAGCAACAGAAGCTGTGTTTTTAGCTGGTAATGTGTTGAAAGTTCCTTGAAGAGCTGTAGTGATATCTCGGTACATCTCATCTTCTAAACCTTCTAAAAGAATTTCAAATACCTCACTGATTTGCTCTCTTCCAGATAAAAATCCTTCAAGAGTTTGGAATACAGCTCCACCGTGTGCGTACATTTCCATATCTAGGTAGCTTCTATCTAGTCTAACTCTCTCGTATCGACCAGCAGCTGCAACTTTCGTTACAAAACGCTTAACATTCATTCTACCTTTCTTTAGGTAGAATCGAGGCTTGTCCCCATCTCCAAAAGTTTTAATAGTTGCGAATCTTCCAAGAGCGTCGTTCACTCGTGGAGGTAAGATTTCGTCAATCATAGTACCAATTAAAGCAAAGATGTGCTTTTTGTTGGACTCCCACTTGTAATAATCAATCTTTCCTTTGTCATCGCAAACTAATTTCGCGACTTCCTTTCTGAAAGACTCGTGTACTTCTTCATAGCTATAATTTTTGGTTTCATTTTTAGCCAGGCTAATAGCCATGTCTTTTAATGCTTTCTCCATTATTTATTCCTCCTTAATTTTATTTTTTATTAGGCAGTTTTTACTGCAAATTTGAATCCGCCTTTTCCGTTAGGAAGTGTTACTTTTTCTACTACTTCTAGATACATTTTATGAGGAGTAGCTCCAACTACATCATTAGTGAATGCAATTAATCCATCGGCATTAGCTACACCAAAAGCTGCATCATAGTATCCCACAGTTCCGTCAAGAACAACTGCATCTGTTTCGAAAATATCTCCATCTTCTAAATAGAAAACTCGTGGAATTTGAGTTCCTCCCTTAAGAATAAAAGAATCTCGTCCTAGGTGACCTTCATAAATTCTTTCTTCACTTGCGTGTAGAGCGAATTTTCCTGTGTAAGCTGCTCCAGGAAGTTTGATTAGCTTTGCAGCCTCATCAATTACTACTAACATTCCATTTTGTAAATCTGCTCCACCCTCTACTGGGTATTGAGCTTTCATTCTACCTGTTTGTACTGCCGCAACTTGGTTAGTTTCAACAACAGCGTTTTTTCCTTCTCTATAAGCCATTTATTATTCCTCCTTATTTTTATTAACAATACTTGCCCAACTAGGCTCGTCTGTTGACTTGTGACTATATTGCTTAATTAGTTTCATCCATTCTTTTTGAGGTTTTTCTTTTTCAGAATCTTCCTCATCAGCCTGAAAACTAAATTTACCATGTTTTCCTTTTAGAGCATATAACTGAGTTTCTAAATCACTTAGATTCATTTCCATAGCTTTTTCTTTTAGGCTAGAAAATTCATCAACTGATTCTAATTCTTTGAAATTAGAGAATAAAGAATCTACAGCTTCCTCTTTTGCTTTTTTAATTGTGTCAGCTTGGAACTTTCTTAAGGTTTCTAATTCCAATTCATATTCTGCAATTTTTTCTTTTAATTGCTCATTTTCCTTGGAGAAATCTTCTGTTTCCTTTGTTTCTGGTGGTTTTTCATCAAGTTTCGCCCGGTCTTGAACTGGATCAACTTCTTTTTTAGGCTCTTCTTCAGGGTCCTTTTTGCCAGATGGAACAATTGGGTCCTCTTTGGGTTCCTCTTTGGGTTCCTCTTTGGGTTCCTCTTTGGGTTCCTCTTTTTCTTCGCCCTCTTCAAAATTAACTTTCTTTTTTTCGTCTTTAGGGTCTTCTTTTTCAAATTTTTTCTTTTCAATTGTCATTTCTTTTTCCCCTCCCTTCAAAGTTTCTTTTAACTCTGATACCATTCTTGAGAAAGTATCTTGTGTAAAGTTAACTACTTCAGCTTTGGCTCCTAACATTCCTTCTTGAACATCGTCTCCTAAGAGACAAACTCCATCATATGAATATTTTTTAATATCCATGAAACCGTCTTCATAGTCATAGTCTTCCACCATTACTTCCATTGAAACTTTCTTTTTCCCTGCTTTCGCTAAAATATCATATGCTTCATTAGCATAAGATTTCCAAACATAAGCGTCTACATATACAAATTTTTTGCCGCTTTCATCTTCGACATATTCATAATTGTTAGATTCTGGGATAACTCCAATAGGTCGACCTAAGTAAACATATTTGAGTTCATCATCTTTAGTGATTTTGATCTCAAACTCATGTCCTGCAAAATCTGATTCTTCTTCACCATCTGTTTTTTTAACAAAAGCTAAAAGCGGCACATTTTGTAGAGTAGGTCTGGCTGCCTCGATAACATCACTATTAAAATTTGAATTATTTCGATTTAAGCCATTATGCATGACTTTTAATCGAACTTTTGCAAATCGCTCAGTATCGAAGTCAGAGTCAAAATTAAATTCTAAAGGGAGTTTAATTATTTCCTTTTTCATGTTACAACTCCTTTCCTAAAAATATAATTTTTTTGAAAAATAGTAATCTTTGTTTTTTTCAAAATGTTTCAAAATGTCTTCCTGACATTTTTCAGCAGGAAATACATATAATTGACCATCTTCTTGGTACATTTTTTTCATGGGCTGTGTCGAAGAACCTTTTAGCATATCTACTAGCTCTTTGTTCTTAGAATATAAAAACATTATTTATCACTCCCATTTTTATTTCCATCTCTCGTTGAGGCTCCTTCGTCGCTTAGTTCATCTTCATCTTTTTCTGGTTTGGTATCTTCCTCTCCACCCGGTTGAGTATGAGCACTCTTAGTCGGAATCATTTTTTCATTTAACTCCAAGAAGATATTTTCAAATTCCAGTAAGGCATTCGATTCTGTTTGATTAATCCCCATAGCTGCTAAAGCTAAAAGTTTTGTTCCAAAGCCAAAAGTCGCGGCTTCTTTGTACATCTTCACCATTTCATCTCGATTACTATGAGTGATAGGTGGAAACATTAAAACAAAATTATATTTCCCAGGAATTTGTGCCAGTCGATTCTTATACCAAGCTTCAAATTGATGTAGAATAGTTAATACTAACATTTCATCCACACGTTGGGATTCTCTAAGTCCAATAGACCCTGAGTTTCTTGAGGTTCCGAAAAGTATACTGGCAGTTCCGGCATTAGAATATACCGACTCTTTAGCGCCATCCACACTATCTTTTCCTTGTTGTGCGGTATCTTGTAAATCAACTAAATCAACGTCGCAAGGAGTTGTAACAACATCTACATTTGAATTACTAACCATTTTTCTAAGGTTTTGGTGGAATTGTTTTAATTCCGGCATTTCAAATGTGAGATTTCCATCATCATCCAAAGGTATTTTTTGAACAACAATTTTATAAATATTTAATTCATCTTTTATTTTTTGAATTCTTTTAGATTCAGAATAATCAATAACATCTTCTAAAATAGAAGCGAAGATTGGTACTTCATCTCCTAGCATATGGGCTCTAGCAAAATTAGGATTTAGCAAACCCCATCTCTTATTTGTTCTATCTTGTAGATATTCTAAAAAACCTTGTTGCATTTCTTCTGGAAAAGCTTCTAGAATTTCCTCTAATTCTTCTCCTCTAAATTGATTGAAGAATGAATAATCAAATTCTACTGTGGCAACTCCAGCTATCTTGAATCTGCTTCGACAGAATTCTGCCGGCAAATGTTGGAAAGTGAAATTCCCGTTTAAATCTCTCTCGTAACCAAAATATGCTCCGTCACGTATTACATTTCTTACCATTTCATTAGAGTCGCCCTTAATTTGGCTATTTTCGATATAGTCGAGTTGTCTTTCATAGGCTTTTAGGAAAGTTTTTTCTTTAAATGCTTCTTCCCCATCTATTGGTAGTAAGATATGATCAAAAGTTAAAAGGTTGGCATAGTAGTCTACCAACCTTCTATATATTCCACTTGTATGATAAAAATACAAAGAATATTTTCTAAGGCTAGCAACATCTTTACTATCCAACGCTTGCTTCAGTTGATCTTTTGTAACTGTGAAACGTTGTAGACTTTGTCGGTCGAGAGCAGCAACTTTTTGCGAACCATCTAAGATGGACGTAAAGTTTCGTGTTTCTTTTTCTGCCATTTAACCACCGCCTTTAAACTATTTCATCTATTAAACCTTTATCAAGCATTTCTTGACTTGTCATATATAATTCTTCTCGGTCAACTTTTTGATACTCTTCCTCGGTTAATGTTGTTCGCTCAATAACAAATTCTTCAATTTGTTTTTCAAAGCGCTCTTGGAATTTGTAAAAGTCCTTGACTTGAGAAGAAGTTCCGCTAATTAAACTACTTCCTCCATGGATTAATCCAGTAGAGAACTTGTATGCCTGCCGTTTGATATTGGGTTTATTTGCCCCCGCTATGAGCATCATTGCTCCCATTGAATAGGCATATCCTAATACTACTATTGTTGTTGGAGCTTTTAGGTTTTCAATTATATTACAAATTGCAAAACCACTAAATACATCTCCTCCAGGGGTGTTGATATAAATTGTTATTGGAGTCTCTGGATCTTTTTTGTCAGCCTCCATTAAAGGAATTCCTACTGTTTCAAGCATGTAAGAATCAACTTCTTCGGTAAAATAAAAAGATCGCTTTTTAAGTCCCTCGTAGTAATGGAAAAGCGCAGGATCGACTCCAGCTTTGGGAGATAATAATTGCTGTAATTCTTGTTCTGTCATGTAAATTCCTCCTTTTATTCGTTTGAAGACAGAAATATATCGCCTTCTACTCATTTCGTGCAAGTGGGGTATGTGATATTCATAAAATTCTGAAAATTTTGAAAATTTTGTAAGTTGATTGTAAAAAAATTTTTTTATTAATTTATAAACACCATTTTAGAAGGATCAAAACGTCTTTTCCTTCTTTGTGCATAGTAGTCTTTTTCTACTTGAGAGATTGTCCAAAGTCCATATTCCAATGCAGAGAATGTATCTTTTTCCGCATCTGATCGAATCATTTCAATTTTTAAATTCACATTCTGTCGATTGATCCGCAAGTTGGTTGTCTCAGCAATTAAGAGAGAAGTATTTTTGTAAGGCTCCATAAGTCGGATTCTTTCGTCGAATGACATTTTTTGCCCCTTCTTCATTTCCATTAGATTGCCTTTTGCTTGTTTTTCATCAATTAGCAATTTAACCTTACCGCTAAAGAGTTCGTTGTAACAGTTAGTGTGAATATTGCCTGCAATATGCTGATTAGTTTTCAACACCCAAATCTTAGGTGGAGCCCCTACTTTTTGTTCTCTTGCATAATCGGGGTAGTCTTTGATATTTCTAACATTCCAAGGTGGGTAAGTGTGACCTGAGTTGGGAGATGCATTATCGGTCATTAGGAAGTCAATCAATCCAACACCTACATTATATTCGAGAAAAGTCGCAACTCTTTTCTCCGCTTTCGCTGCTATATGTTGCCATATAGATTAGACTATATCATTACCTTTTCGTTAAAGGTATCTCCTTTTTCGGATGCCATTGGCTTGCATCCTACGCCTTTCGGCTAGTCGTTGAACGTTCCTCTTTTAAAAGGCTTCGCTGCTGATTGTCCCAAGGGGAGTTCCCAGCAATTTAAGAGATTTTTCCATTGTGTATCACTACACAAGGGGCCTAGTATGTTAAGCCATTACCATCTATAGTAACCCAATCAAATCCAAACTCTTGGTCGAGCTCTTTAATTTTAGTTGCTTGGTAAAGGAAATTTCTTCCTTCCATGAGAATGATATTCACTAAATTTTTAGTGAAGTGGTCTTCTCCCATTCGGACTTTGAAAACTTCAATAACAGTTCTAGCACTTGAACGGGCAACATCGACAGAAGCAACGTAGAATACATTGTCTTCATGTCTAGCTTCCCATTCGGGTTTTTTGAGTTTTCTCAATCCTTGGAGCTTGGAGAAGTCGAATAGACTTCCTTCAGTTGTATGACTCCACTTACTTCCAAATTCTCGGGAAAAGGAGGCGTCGTCATAGGTTGAGGAATTTTTTAACTGATTAACGAAGTCTTGATTTAATAAGCCATAGTACATTGGTATCGTATAGTCGGCCAGTTGTGTTAAGTTAGCTCGTTAGACTAACTGGTTTTTTAAAAACCCTTACGGATTTCCCGTAAGCTCAGACTATATCTTCTTGATTTAATATCAAGTCCCTCCACAGTCTA